CGTCGTCGGCGGCTTCAGATGTGTATAGTGGACAGCCCCGTGGTGTCGCGGCCGCGATCAGCGGCCAGGGGTCCACGGGGTGGGCCAGGGTGCCCGACCCGAACCCGACCGGGGCCGCCCCCTTCAGCGCCCCGGGGCGTGTCGACGCCGTCCTCGACGCCCACCCCTCCTTATTGGTGGTCGTCGGCTCCGTGAACGACAACTGGGCGATCGACCAGCCGCCCGTCCCCTCCGACCCCAACAGCGGCCCGGCCGCCATCACGGCGTCCGTCAAGGCTCTTGTCGACCGCGTCCGCGACAGGGCCCCGGCCCTGCCGATCATCGTCGTCGGGCCCCAGCCCACCTCTGAATATCGAACCTACGCGGGCTCCTCGCACAAGAACGCCAAGGCCGTCCGCGATGGTGTTAACGCCTCAGGAGGCGCTGACAACGGAGTCTGGTTCATGGATTGGCTCGGCGTCGCGACGACCTCCGCGACGCGGTGGGACCCGGCCACATCTCCGGCCAGGCACTGGAGCAGGGGAGAGATCATCTGCTACGACGGCGTGAACTACGAGGTCGTGGCTGACGCCTGGGTCCCCAATGCGAACCCGGACGCCGCCGACCCGTACCTGGCGTCGTTCCTGCCGTCGGCGCCCGTGTCGAGGAGGACGGCGGTCCTGACCGGCAAGGGGGCCGTCGGCAAGCCCGCCGCCACGGGCACCCGGGCGCTGTGGCTCATGGCGGACGAGACGCACGTGAACGTGGCCGGGGCACAGGCCTTCGGCGTCGAGCTGGCCGATCGGGTCATCGAAGGAACTCAAGCCCTTCGGGACTGGATCATCGCCAAGGGGCCCGTCGTCGTCCGCCCGGCGACCCCGCCGACTCCGCCCCCGCAGCCCGCCCGGCCCATGGGGGCGCTGGCCGACGTGCGCGACGCGCGCTGGGGCGTGAAGTGGGGGGCGCTGTCGGCTTCGGCCCTGGGAGGGGCGCTGTCGCAGCTCATAGAGGGGGAGACCCTGAGGGGGTCCGTCGCCCTGCCGGTGCGCATGAGCAAGGATGAGGGCGCGGATAGGTTCGTGACGTCCACGGTGTCGTCCATCACCCCGAAGGGCGGCGGGGCGGCCGTGCGCATCAATGCCTCCACCATCGCACAGCTCAAGGCCGTCGAGGATGTGAACGGCGTCGTGGCGACCCTGGGCGAGGCGCTCGACATCCTGGACGCCGCCCCGCCCCGTACGCCGATCATCGTGGAGTGCATGGACACGTCGAACGACATCATCGCGGACTACTGGTTGTACAACCAGAAGATGATGGAGTTCCTGCTGGCCCGTTACGGAGCAGCGGCCGCCAAGAGGATCATCGTCGCCACCAACGGGACGCTGAACGCGGCCAGGATCAAGGCGAAGGAGGACGCGGCGCTGAAGGTGCTGCCCCGTCTGGCGTACAAGCCGTCCGGGCCGTGGACCGCCGAGGACATCGGGAGGCTCAAGGCCGTGGACATGATCGCCTGCCGGTCGAATGACGCCTCCAAGCCGGAGGTGCTGGCCGCCATCAAGAACCACCCGGAGAGGCCGGGGCTGTGGTGGCAGGGCATGACGACGGCGGGGCATGTCGAGTCCGCCAAGGCGGCGTCCAAGGCGGCGGGGCTGGCGATCGAGGGCTGGCTCATGGAGGCGCTTGAGGCCTCCCCCGGGGCCCTGTCGACGGCGCTGCCCATCATGCCCTGAGGCGAGAACTGTTTTGACATAAGGAGGAACCGCCATGGTAGACGTCGCAACGATCTCGGCCGCCCAGGCGCAGTACTGGTGCCAGGCCGGACCGAATAAGCCCGCCGGGGGGCCGTACTCGGTGGGGTACTCGCAGCCGGACCGGCTCGACGTCTATCGCGACAGCGACGAGGCGGGCTACCTGACCCGGGACACCAGCGCGGACTGCGGGACGATTGTCATGGGGGCGATCAACTACGGGTTGCACAAGGCGTACTCGGCTCTGGCGTGGGGACACCCGGTGCTGTTCGACCTGGATGACTACTGGACGGGGAACCTGCGCGGGGGCCTGGAGGCCAGGGGCTTCACGGAGGTCCCCTGGGACGATGCCGATCTGTACCCGCAGGGGGGCTTCCGGGTCGGGGATGTCGTCCTGTCCTCGAAGAACGAGGGCGGTGTCGGGCACGTGTGCATGGTCGCGGCCACGACCCCGACCATTCTCGTCGCCGAGGCGTGGATCTCGGAGACCGATGACATCCATGGGGCGCCCGGGGATCAGACCGGCGGGGAGGTTCGCATTGAGACCTACGCCACACACCTGGACACGGCCCGGGGGGCGTGGACCAGCTGCCACCGCTTCGACCCCGCGCTTTTCGCGCAGCAGCACCCGGACTGCGTCGGGGGGTCCGCCCCCGCTGCGCCGCCGAAGAAGGCTCCTGCACCGGCCCCTGCCCCTAAGGGCAAGCCCGGGCCGCTGCTCGGTGTCGACATCTCCAACTGGCAGGCGGGGATCGACCTGGCGGCCGTCAACCCCGACTTCACGATCGTCATGGCCACCCAGGGGGACTGGTTCACGAACTGGTGCTTCGACGAGCAGGTGCAAGCCGCCCTCGCCCTGGGGCGGCCCACGGGCGTCTACCACTACGTCGACGGCTCCGGCGTCGAGGTGGAGGTGAGCCACTTCTTCGACGTGGCCGGGGGGCTGCTGAGCGCGGGAAGGGTGTTCTGGGCCGTCGACTGGGAGGCCGACCAGAACGGCGTCTGGGGCGACGAGGGGTACCTGCGGCGGTTCGTCGACGCCGTCAGGGCGAGGACGGGGCGGCGCGGGCTGCTGTACGCCTCATCGGACTCCTACCCGTACGCCGTGCAGGAGGCCACCGGCTCGATGCGGTGGATCGCCCAGTACGCGAGCTCCGACCCCGTGGGCTGGGACTACACCCCCTGGTCGGACGGTACTTGGACGGCGGACATGCACCAGTACACGGGGACGGGGAGGGTGCCCGGCTACGGCGGGGACCTGGACCTGAACCTGCTGCGGGGCGGGGAGGACGACCTGTGGGCGCTCACGGCACGGGGCCGGGGCGCCGTCGACGACAACATCCATCTGCTGGAGGGAGACGAGGACGTGAGAGTCACTCATATTCTGTTCGCCTACGAGGGCACCATGTACTTGTACTGCGTGCTCACGCATACGTATTCGCCGATCCCGAACGAGAGGACCCTGGAGGACGTCAAGTTCATCCTGGCCCGGGCCGGGGCGAAGGTGGAGGACTGGCTGGAGTTCAACCGGGGCTCCTCCCTGGAGGTGGGCAACCTGCTCGCCTTCGGTCGTTACGTGCCCGTCGGCGGGCGCGACGAGAAGAAGTAGGATAATGCCGTCGTCGAACGGGCGACGGGGTCGACACGAGGAGGACCACGTGGGTTTCTACACGAAGAGGACGTTCTGGCTGGGCGTTGCGGAGCGGGCGGTCAAGACGCTCGCTCAGGCGGCCCTGGGCGCGCTGGGCTCGGCGGCGCTCATGAGCGAGGTGAACTGGGCGGTCGTGGGCTCCACGGCGGCCCTGGCGGCGCTGGTGAGCGTTCTCACCTCCATCGGCGACCCCAAGGCCACCGACATCGCCACGGTGACGGCCAGGTAGGACGGGCGATGACGCCGGGGGTGCATAAACATCCCCGGCGTCTGCATAAATATACGAACGGAGAGGAGCCATGACCGCGTACAAGGTCTACTCGCGGGACGGAGCCGACAGGAGGTTCACCCCCCGGGCCGAAACTGACGCCCTCAAGAACCTCCTGCCCGCCCTCACCGGGACGGGCACCGTCCTGACCCTGCGTACCGGCGAGCACGCCCCCGCCGGAACCCGCCCCGGGACCATGGTTCTGCGAGAGAGGGCGGCCCTGGAAGGGGGCATCGTCGTGCGCGCGGTGGCCACCGGCCGGGCCCAGGCCGGTGTCGGGGACCCCCTCACCGCCACCGCCCAGCCCGGCGACCTGGCCGTGCTCATCATGGCCGCCCAACTTCAGGCCGATGAGAACCCATCACCGATCCCCTCGGGCTGGACGGGGA